CAAGAATACCTGTTAGTGAAACTCCTAATAGCCTTTCTTCTTCTGTGTTGTCTTTCCATACCTTACGTAAGTATTTAAAATCAGTTAGTGTAGATTGGAAAGTTCCTAATATTGTAGCTATACGAACTTTATCTTTCAATGATTCTAATGTATCTGTTTCTCTGCAGACAACTTCAGTTAAATTGCAAAACTGATAAGGTCTAAGGATAATCTCACTACATGGATTACAACCAAAGTAATGATTACTTTCTCTTCTGCCATTCTCACTTGCTTTAACTTGTGCTGATTGACGATTAAATATACCACGTTCACCTGACTTGGATTCATAAAGAGCAGTCCATTCTCTCATGAACGTACCCATTTCAGGCTTACCTTTAAACGCTACAGAGTTATTAGCTAACGCTCTTTGCCCTTCATTCTCCCACCATTGACCGGACTTGGCATGACGCATTTGATCATCACCTAAGTTAGATAAAGAAATGAGAGCAGAACGTCTAACACCACCCACAACTACAACTTCACCGATCTTGCACATAATGTCATGGCACTCAATAGGATATAATCTTCTACCTTTTGCACTTGTAAACTTTTCTATGCAAAACTTAAATAAATCTTCTAATGGAGCAGGACCTGATGCTCTACCACCAAATGTTTTTAGTCTAGCACCTGAAGGTCTTATCTGTGATACCTCCCACTTTGGTATTTGACCAACATAAAGCATAGCTATCATTTCTCTTAGAGCTTTTGCCCATCCGGGTCTGCTATCTGCAACAGTAATAACTGTAGTGCTTTCTTCAAAATGCTCATTGACTATAGGCAACTTATCTACATTTTCTCTTTCAACAGAAAAGCCGACACCAGTACCACACATTAAAATGTACATACACTCATCAAAACTACGAGGACTATCAACAGGTATGTAGCTACAGTTATAACCGGCAACATGACATCTGTCCAAAGCAACACCTGCCGTCATCAATGCTCTCATGCTAGGCATGACACTTAACGAGGTGATTGCATTTGTAATCTTTTCTTTTAATGCTTTTGTAATAGTATAGTTATGCTTAGTTAATAAATGATTAGCCATGTAATCAGAATACCTACCAACGGTTTCAATCCAAGTTTCTCTACGTTGCTCATCGTCTTTCCATCTAGCATATCTAGATAAAGCAATAAAGTTTTGATAATCCGTTGGTAAGTAGTTATTAAGCATTTAAGTTCCCTCTATAATTAATTTAAAACTAGTTATTTCTAGTCCATCAATCTCGTGTATTATATCCTTGAGATAATCCTCTATCTCTGCACCCAAGTCACCATCTGATGGCATTGGATATTCGTCATCGTCTACTTTTAAAGTAAGTAGTATTTTAACTCGTGTCATCCTTTTTTGTTTCTATTAACTTCTTGAGATACCAAAGTGCTTTTTCTAAATCTTCAACACCATTTTTGTATCTGTATCTCCAAACATATTTGAGTATATTACCTTGTAGATAATATTCAAAACCCCCATCGGTAGCTGCCATGATAGCATCAATAGTTTCAATACCCGCCTTGTTATAATGAGGTGGATGATTAACCATATCCATCTTTTGTTCTTCTTGCTTTGCTCTCATTCTCATATACTCTAAATGTCTCAATTATTATTTCTCTTTTTTGTTTTAAAGTCAATATGTATTACGTTACTGTCTTCATCTCTTTTTACAAACTTATCTTTTACAAAAGACTCTAAGAAGTTTTCTAACTTAGTTAATATGGTAGGATCTAGATCCATCATAGGCACACAAGATGCAACTAACTGCGTCAAATGCATTAGACTAGATCTACTCTCAGCATCTAGCTCAGAGTCAGGGTGTGCTATTATATTCAAAACAACTTCACCAGTCCAATATGATCCATCTGCTTTTGGATCTAGTTCTATGTAAATAGCATTAGGTTTTTTTCTATATATCATTTTGTACCTCCTATGTACTTTATAAATTTTGGATGTTTGTTCTTCCCCTTTTCCTTCAACCAATCTTCAGGTATTATCCTATCATAGTATCGGAAATTTTTTTGCATACACCATTTAGCATATGTAGTTTTTGACCCCTTGTATATTTTATTTTTACTGTTACCAAACACAAAACGTATGTCTAAGTTTGGATGTTGTCTTCTTATTTCAATGTGCTTTCTTCTTTCTTCTGTTTTAAATTGACCTTTTACTTCAATAATTATGCCATTATCAAGTATAAAGTCAGGAGTATATATTCTGTAGCACAAATCTTGCCATTGAATTTTAATAGTTTCATATTCAAATTTAGCTTTACAAATCTCTAGTTTGTTAGCAATCCCATGCTCTAAACTACCTTTGTAACCATTACGTTTGGCGATGCGATTTTTAGTGCTCTCATTCAACTATTTCAAACTCCATATTTGACTAGCGTCTTGTTTCGCTTTGTGCGACCACATCCACGAGTCAACATTTGGAAAGAATAAAGAAGCAATGTAATGTTTATCTTCACTCAATGATAACAATCTTTGAATACTAAATGCTACAGTTTGCAGTTGCTTTTTATACAAAGATAAATCTTTAAGTCTAAACTTTTTATGCATCTTCGGTGAGGCAAAAAACAGATCAACTTTCTTCTTTGGATATGCCATAGAATACAAAGCCATTTGTCTCATTTGTGCCTCTGTAGGTTTTGATGGCATTCTAACTGTTGTCTTTAGATCGACTATTACATCCTTAAATAAAAAATCTATATAGCCAATAACAGGTATAGGTAGATCATCAAACTGAACCTCTACCTTTTGTTGGTAGCTTTCTAAATTTTTATACTTAAAATTTTGATCAATTACTTCGCCAAAACTAGCTAAACTGTTTCGTTCTTTCTTTACTTTCTCATCGTTTAAATCAATACCAGCTTCACCACAAAGACCGACAAACTTAGTATCAAGCTCTAGAAAATCAAAAGAACCTTTTTCATATTTTTGTACTAACACATGCTCTTCAGCAATACCTCTAATAGCACCAGCACCACTATCTGATCTAATGCCAAATAGATATCTCATAATCCACTGTGGTGGATCTGTGATGTAAGTGTTGATGCTACTCGGAGATAAGTAGTTTATATTATGTACCCTAAATGGGTTGTTGGAAATCACTGAACTTCTTCTGTATCAATGTCAATAAAATCCTCGATCACTTCTTGATCAGCTTCGCTAACGTCACCTTGTCTTTTCTGTACGTTATTGTCCCACTCTTTGCACACCCAATCATTAAAACCTTTTATGAACATGCTAAACTCACCAAAGAGTTTTTTATCTTCCTCATTAATCTCAAATGATTCAGTGTAATCAACTTCAGCTATTGGTGTGTAAAATGAACTACCATTTGGTAATTGATTTGCATGTGTACCATTTAAATGCATTGCATGTTGAATTGGTAATCTAGACTTCTCTGATAGCTCTGAGAATAAATCACCAAAAGTTTTAAAAGCATCCTTGTTGTCAACTTCCCAAATGAAAGGAGAATCTGAAAAGTTTTCAACAGGGACACCTTTTTCATCTACGGGATCTTCCATAGATACTGTTCCAAATAAGACTCTTACTCTTTTGATTTGTCTTATTAAATCTTGAGTCTCCTTTGGTAATGCTTGAAAGTCTTGTACGTAACCTGATGGCTTACCACAGTTAAAACGACCTGTGTTATCTTTTAAATCAATGTTAAGGCTGTCAGCCATAATAGTTCTATGAAAAGAACCTTTCTTCTCACCACTTTTAGCACCTGCATTTGCAACATATCTTTTTAACATAAAACGCTGCATAAAAGGTCTAATTGTTATGTTCTTTGCAAATATGTAATGAGAAGAGTCCTCACTAACTACTTCTAATCTATATGCTCCACCTTCAATTACTTCAACATTTGTAGGCTTACCATTAACTTCAACCTTACCCATAATAGGTGAGTGCCAAATTCTTAATCTATTTAGTGTGCTAGTTTTTTTGGGTGCTTTTTTCTCTGTAGCCATACCCATTGCTCTAGCTAGATCATCGTAGTTATCTACGTTTAAGTTTGCTAAATCGTTCATTGTTACTCCTTAAAAAAGTCTTATAGTTATATCAAGAGACATCTTTTGTGTCAAGCCAGTTGTCTCCCATCTTCGCTTCTAATTATAAAGGTACATTAAAATCAATACCATAGCTATTATCAATTATTGTTTTCATATTTTTATTAGTATTGTTTATTATGTGAATCACGTTTATTTCTTCACTTGGATGCACATCAATAACAATAGAATCGTGCACTGTATTTACAATGCATGATTTAAAATTTTGTAACTGATCATCAATAGCTAATAAAATTAAAGGAACAATATCAGCAGTTGCAAAACTTTGTACTGGGTAGTTTTTAATTTGTGTAAAGTGTGTGACACTTCCATTTGTTCTTCTTTTCACATCCGGGAATGAAAACTCTCTACCAGAAGGTATTCTAATCTTCTGTGTATTTACAGCTTCTTTAGCCAATCGGGTGTGCCATAGTGCAATTTCTTTGTACTTTTTCGTGAACTGTTCATAATATTTTGCTTCAGAAGTCGTTCTCCCAAATCCTGTTGCTCCATAGAGAGGGGCAAAGGTATGAGCTTTTGCTTCTTGCCTACTAATCTTTTGACCTGATTCCGTAATGACACTAGCAGTGTACGCATGTACGTCAAAACCATCTTGTATCTCCTTCATTGCTATTTTATCTTGGGACAGAAATGCTGCAGTTCTAAACTCTAACTGTGCAAAATCTGCTTCTAATATCTTGCCACCTTCCCAACGTGACACGAATACTTTTTTAACAGGGAATGTACCACCTCTTGGCATGTTCTGCATGTTTGGATCAGCACCACTAAACCTACCTGTAGATGTTCTATGTTGTAAAAGTCTAACATGTAACATTCCGTCTTCCTTAGTGTGTATTTTGATACCCTCTACAAAAGAGGATAAGTATGTATCTAGTGCTGATAGTCTTTGTATATCAGTTAAAAAGTTAAATGCTTGAACACTGTCATTTCTTTTTGTTACGTGTTGCAATACTTCTAACATCTTTTTGTTTACACTAAAACCATTTGCACTTGCCCACTTTACATTAGGTGGATTAAATTTAAATCCTGCTATTTTTCCCACAGAAACAAAAGAATAGCCATTCCCATTGCAATCAGGGCATTTAGGTAATCGAGCATAAAGAGTTCCATCCTTCTTCACCTTTCTTATAACACCTGAACCCATACAAGTTCTACATTTCTGTGCTTTGGTTTTGTAAACTATATCTGTATTATCTTTTATAGTTTGATGAAATTCTGTTTTTTCCATAGCATGTTGAAAGTTATTCATCCATGTAGACTTATCTTTTGGTTTTCGACTATATA